TCAAATCACGCGTTCGCGATTCTTCGGTATCGATGCCGAGCAATCGTACACGTTGGCGGATGAGTACATCGAAACCCAAATCGATAAGAACGTCAACGGTATCACCGTCAACGACTTTCGAACACGAATCGATTTTGTATTTGAATTCACATGGTTTTTGGTCGTAGGTAGTCATTATAGTTTATAAAGTTTACTTATTTAATCTTTAACCAAGAATATGATGACACTCCCAACACAGTGTTGCCACGGGGTATTGTTTATGTAATTCTATAAATTTTCTAAGAATCATATGTGTTTGATATCCTTCTTCAGTTCGTGATTCCGAGACGGCCATTTTTAAAATTTCGGGTCGAGATTTGATAGTATGTGCATGTGTTAAAATACATTTTTTACCTCCACTTTGTAATTCATTTTTCTTAGCACCACACCCCAAACACGAGGGCGCACTTCTAAAAAAGTTTTTTACTAAATTGGCGGCATTCGCTTTCGAATAGTGTATTATATTCTCTTCCGGTGTATCCCTTGGAATTGTAATACTGTATTTCTCGCTCATATTTTGAATTCTTGTTTTTTGTAATTTACAATCTATAAAGTTAATCGAATCCTTTTTCAATTTTCGAAACATACCCGAATTTGTATCGTGTAGATTTTTAATGTTATCATTTATGTACATATCCGATACAAGTTCACATAAATCATCCATTATTTCATCGTTATTTTCTTTATTAATTTTCAAACATTTTGTTTTTTCATCGCGCTCAAATTTATCACCCGTCGTTAGAAATCTATATACCTCAATCATGGATCGAAATCGCTTACCTTCCGGTGAAAAGTAATAGTTATCGGTCATACCCATGGATTTACCCGATTTTCGAGTTTCTATTTTGACATACCATTCATCGTTTATTTCTTGTCCCTTACTTTTTAGATATTTCTTAAGACTATTCAGAGCCGACATACCACACTAGTCTATAAATCACGTATCCTTTTAAGTTCATCACATATTTTCAAATAATCACCTTCGGGTAAATTTTCCGAGTTTTTATCTATAAGTTCCATAACAATTCTTGAAACATTTCGTAATGTTACATCTCTATCGTACGTAGGTTCTGGTAATAACGGTGGTCGACATAACCAATCCGTTCCCGTAATCGCTCCGTCGTAATTGTATATTTCGCGAATGTGTGTTAGGAAATCCCGTAACCGTGTGTAATAAGTGGTGGGTGAGCAGACAGAGTCGTGTCTAAAAATATAATCTTTAATGACGAGTACATTTTGAGTATCACTCCACAATCCCTTATTGTAATTAAACATGGATATTGGTCTGATAGTACCATCCTCGGGCGTTGGTAACGTATCGTTACGGTTAAGGTACGATGCATTATAATTAAACGAAAATATAGGGGACGCGTACGCTTCTATACTTTGAACAGGACCCTGCCCACGATCGTTTTCGTATATTACCTTGATAAGTATTTGTTGAATACCTTCACACGGGTTAGGTATAGTTGACCGTATACTACTATTAACGAAAGGTGTTGACGGCATTTATATATACTTACATTTATTCCTTATCCGGTTTTATAAGAATTTCGGGTGCGTCATCGACTATATCAATGACGTATCTACTTTCATTATCTGTAGGAGATACCGTTACTATTCGACATTTATCGGTACTGATCATGGTTTGATCTGAAACTTTAGTTACTGGTATTGTGATGGGTCGACACAAGAGCATCCACATTTATATTATACGTCATTTAAAAATAATAGTATAATAATATAAAAAAATGGGTGAAGACGTAAAAAAGTATATACAGGAAGGTATACACTTTTCAAATGAATTCATGGATATGATTGAAGATATTTCTAGAAAATACCAAGAACATATTTCCGTATCAATGGAAATTGGACATTTCGATAAAATGGGTAAAATTATGATGAAAATGTCTGAATCTCTTATAAGATATAATAAACAATATAGTGGACTTATAAGAGATTTTCAAGATGAAAAGGAACAAGGTTTATACACGATTACAGAATAAAATGTTACTCTAATATAAATATGTATAATTTTAGACTATACACACCTGCATTTTTTATAATATTATCAAATTTATTAATCACAAAACAATGTGGATCTTTAGTTAGTTCAGGAACAAACGTACCTTTTAGACCACCTGGGTGGGTTTTTGGTGTCGTATGGCCTATACTTTACTTTACAACGGGTTTCGCATGGTCTTCTAGTAAAAAAGATTATTTATTTTCAATTATAACAGCCTTGTGTTGTTTATGGTTATATATTTATTCATGTAAAAAAAATAAAAAATCTGCATCTTTTATACTTTTATCAACTGCATTGCTGTCGTGGCACTTAGTAAGAATTTTACCTAAAAAATCTAGAAATGCCATGATTCCATTAGCTTTATGGACAAGCTTTGCAACTTACCTCAATATGTACGAAGCATTTACTTAAAAATATAAGTAATACTTAAATAAATGATACAACAATATGCACAACACGTATATAAAGTACTTGGCCCCGGTTATAGTGAGCGTGTGTATCACAATGCGATGGAAGTTGTCTTACGGAAAAATGGGATACATTACGAAACGGAGAGAATAGTTCCTATTGTGTTTGAAGGGCACACAATAGGGAATCTTCGCGCCGATTTAATTTTAAATAACAAAACCGTGGTCGAACTGAAATCAGTTAAAACCATGAATGATGTCATGGTCACACAAGCACAAAACTATCTACGCTTGACGGGCTTCACGGAAGGGTACCTTATTAATTTTCCTACATCACTTAACACCGATTTAGAGGTTAGGTATGTAACTCTCGATCTTCGATCTGATTCATCATGTACATAACTGGAATCATTTGGTAGATCTTTTTCCATTCACTTTTGGATTCTTCGTAATACTTTTTAGGGTCTTTAAGCCCTTCTTTTATAATTTCGTTTATCTTTTCTGTGTAGAACCTGATTTCTTCTAAACAGAAATTATAATATGGATCGTTGTTCATTACTTGTAGTGATTCTTTATTTTTTAACCCTGTTTTTAGTATTTTTAAAAAGTTCGGGTGTATTTCTTTTTTTTACCGCAAAATTTTTGAGTAGATCACTTAAACTATTATATACAACACCTTGGCGTAATGGATTCTTTCTCGCCTTCGATTTGGTTTTGGATTTTGGTTTTGGGGAATTTGGGAACTTGTTGTTCGTTTCCTTTTGTAACTTTTTAGATTTGTTATTACGCACTGGGAAGTTCATTTAGTATATATTTAGATTTTAAATCGTTGGTATATATTCCCAACTAAGAACCTCACATATCTTTTTCCATATAACATCCTGTTGATACAACTTTTCCTTTGATTTCAAAAGTGGGAAATATTTAAGATATTTATCTTCACTTAAAAGTTCACAAAATTTATAAAGTACGTACGAATAACTCAAAAAGTTTTTTCTTTCCGGGGGGCAATTATCATCGAACGGTTTTTGTATATCCTTGAACATTATACGTAACCTTTCTTCAAGTTCCTGGGGCATTGATGGTGGTTTTATTCCACTTATAATATTTGTTATGTACGGGACGTGCTCGTAATATTTATTGAGTTTCAATTTTTTTAGAAGGGTGCGAACACGTGCATGTGTAATTTCATCTAAAACTTTTACCTTTATTTTTTTGAGTTCGTTACGTAGTTGTTCTATTACCTCGGGTGGTATAGTTGTCGTTTCTTGTGCCTGAAACTGAGATAACCATTCGTTAAAATGATTTTCACGTTTATACGAATAATTAACTATTTTTTCCGACGTTTCTTGTTCTTCTCTATATGTCAATTCTTCACTTATAAGTGTTGCTAAAATCATACCGCAATTATCACACACTAGGTCACTTGTATCTGTAAAATGAAAGACATTACTTTCTGGGCACACGGGGCATACTTCACGTTTCTTTTGTATGGGTCTATCTATATTACTCACCTTTTCTACGTCTATAAGGTAGTCATTGAATATATCTTTTCTCTGTAATCCCGATGTTTCTTTACAATTAAAAACATTATCGGTACTTACTTCTTTTTTAAGTTCATCGGTATACATTTCTAGATACGGCATACACTGAATTATATATTCAGACATTTCAGATTCGTATTTTGATTTATTGATAGGGTCTTCTCGAATAGACTTATCCCATGTTTCAATTTTGTTATTGTACCTACTTAAAAAATTACCTTCCATATTAATTAAATAGAATGCTCGGTAATCTTTTAACTAACGTTATCCTTTGGGTGTACTCAACATTACAATCACTATTTTCTACCCCAGATTATCGAATTGCAGATTCATCCATGGAATATTTTTTAGATTATACAAAAACACCTTTACCAGAAGAACTTGACGAATTCTGGTACGAAGAGCGTAACGAATGGGATGACGAGACTGAAAGTGTTTTTAAAACATTAAACTTTTCAAATTATAAAGATACGACAATCCCTGAAAATGTTACGAAAACTGTGGTTCGTGTTAAATATTGGTACAATAACATGATGTATAAATATTTAACGTATGATATGGATCACCCGTGGCCACCACCACGTAAGAGTGGTGTTGTATTTAACATGCCAATCGTTTCAGCTGTTTTGCTCGATTCGGATGATAAACCAGTTAAGGATATTTTAAACAAGATTCGACGATACGCGGGTCCACGTAAGGATTTCCATAACGAAAAAGTTAAAATAAAGGATATGTTATTTTATGACATAGACACACTTGAAAATGAATTCCCAAGAATAAAATTAAAAAGTGTAATTGGTACAACTAAAATTGTAAGTACTGTAGACGGGTATATTACTGATCTTCAGGTACCTTAGTTGCTAAGTAAAATTTTAACTCACCCAAATTAGCAACGTTATATTTTAATATCAAAAACCTATTCTGTTCTTCCTGCATGATTTGTACCGTAGAACACATACTTGTCGCTTTTGTAAATATATTCATGTATCGAAGGGAATATTCACCTGAAATTTTGGGACTTTCTTCCGTACATTCGATATTCGTTTCCTGGTTTGCAAAATCACCCATACATTGTAGCTTGAGATGTGTGCCTTCCCTAGTTATCTCTATAATATTACCAATATTATGCATGTCTCTACATATTCTTTGAAAATCCATAGATGCCATTGGTGTAATAGTGGTCATGGTCATATCTGGTACTTCAATTTGATTTTCATTTATATCGAGTAATTTTAAAGCAAATTTGGTACATGTTTTCTTTGATTCGTTATGAATTTCTATATTCATAAACTCTTTACAATTTATAGTTATCACGAGAACATCATTATTTGTTATCGATTTAAGAAGTTTAAATGTATTCGCGACATTTATACCCGCAATTATATCGTTTTCACATGTATATTCTTCGAAATTATCCGATGAGAGGTACATATCTACTAACGATGTACGTGCTGTGTCGAGAGTTACGATGTATATACCATCTGGTTTAAAGTATATATTTACGTCGTTGAGTATATCCTTGAGTACTTCAAATGTTGATTTTATGGCGCTCGCCTGAATTGTTGCCAATTTCATATCTAAAACATATGAGTTTTAATTCTTTATATTCTTATTATATGCATCTGATACACTCTGGTTTATTCTAGCTTCAAGTTCTGGGGTCATGGCAGGTTGTAAAGTTCTACCGTAATCATCTAAACCAAATAAGTCTCCTGAACCTTCTCCATCCCCTTCTAAAGTTGTTGTTGAACAACCACCAAAATTACACGTCTCTAATTCCTGTACGGGTAAAAGTGATTCTAACCAATTTCGTATTTCATTACCGACTAAAAGCTTACCGTTTTTTGTAAGCATTGTTGGAACACGTGTAATTTTATTTTTATATTGTGGCGGTATACCCAATTTATTAATGTTATGATATTTGACAATTTGCTTGAGCTGTGAATGTTTATTAATATAGTCAATTACATCCAAACTATGGTTACACTGTGGACTATAAATTAGAAGGGACATATCTTAAATTAGACTTTACTTTTTTTCTATGAAAAAAACACATTTTATATATTTTTTATATATATAGAATATAGAGGAAATAAATAAAATCTTTTACATGTTTTGGTGATTACCCAAAAAAAACTTTTTTTATTTTATACAAAGTATCTTCTTGAGAATGATGTTGAAATTCAAAAATAAATTATTTTTTTACTAATCACGAAAAAGTGTAAAGATTTTAAATAAAATAAAAATAATTATTAATATTAAATAATGAATACTATAGTATTGATATTGTTAATACTTACTGTACTAATGATTATGTCCAGGACGGAAATGTTCACAGAACAATTCGGATTCTCTGGACACACCAAACCAGTAAAACCTGTATTATTGAAAGGTACTAATACAGATTTATCTGATTATGAAGAATCAGGTGAAGAGCTTGAAGTATCGAATGATCTCATGCAAGAGATGGTTCTCGCAACAAACAAAGAAGTTTCTAAAAAAACTGGTCTTTGTACGTATATTATTGAAACGTTATCTGTAAAAAAATACACAAATAAAAAGAGTAATCAGGAAATATACAGGTGTATGTTTATGACGGTGAAACATAAAGGGTTTGCATTAGGATTTTCCGTTACATCCGATTTACGAATCATTGAAGGAAAAGCTGTTGTATTAAACATGACAACACAACCCATCGACGTTAAACCTCCTTCAGATCCAAGTATTTATCAAAAATCAATAAAAGGTAAGGAATTTGAAGATTATACAGAAGTTAGACAGAGTGAAATCGACCTAGTTAAAAATACATTAATAATAGATAAGGTTATACCCAATTCACAAACGATGTACGGTAAAGATAGTATATAAAACTCTAAAATAATTATAATGATCAGTATTGATGAAATAACACGTATAGCTGAAAAGAGAAACCAATTGAAAAAAGAAACGTATACTAAAATTTACGAACAAATTTCAAAGAAGATACGCCAGTCAGTCGATTTGGGGCATAAATATTTGTTTTGTCAAATACCTTCTTTTGTTATGGGATATCCCCATTTTAACAGAGGAAAAGCGCTACAGTATATAAAACGACAATTTGAAATAGGTGGATTTACAGTTCAGATTATAGGCGAATACGAATTATGTATTTCATGGAAACCGAAAAAAAAATCACGAAAAAATGAACAACGCGAAGATCCAGAAGACATAGAAGATTTTCCCACCCTCGTAAACCTTAAAAAAGCAGCAAATAAATACAGGGGAAAATAAGTAATGCGTGAGACTTAAAGTTTAAATATGTAAATATACTACAAATATGAGCGACCCTTTAAATATACTCGTCGAGGCAAAACGTGAATATATAGGTCAATTATGTTTACTCATGTGCCCAGTTATGATTGAAACGTACGAAACTATGTATGAAGAAGCATATAAACTCACAAAAGGTCGAAAGGTTCTGGTAATGTATCAAAAACTCTTGAAAGAGGTTCCAAATTGGAGTGATGCTATGTCTAAACAACATACGGATAATATAACAAATAGATGTGCATGGTTTAACGATCTATTAGCTGCAGTTTTTGTAAGTTGTGTGAAAATTTTATCCGCAGTTCGATTGAATAAAGATAATAAGAAAATTTCATTGAAACTTCCAACGAATGAAGTTTTCATTCAAACGTGTTATAACAACGCCGCCAAAGATTTATACAGAGACCCGTACATTTATCACGAAACGCAAAACGAACACGCTAGAAACGATAAATTATATGAACGTTTTTGTGTGTGTATTGAAACAACTGTAAAAGAACTTATACCCGTGCAACAGATTTTACAAACGTATATGTCACAAACACAAGAGGGTCAGGATTTGGACCTCGGTGAAGCTGAAGTTGGAGACTCCGAAGACCCCGACCTTATTGATGGGTATGAAGAGGAAACGTCAGAAGAACCATTCGACGCTGAACAATCCATGGAAGCCCCAATGGAACAATCAATGGAACCACCAATGGAACCACCAATGGAACAATCAATGGAACCACCAATGGAACAGGTAATGCAACCAGAACAAAGGTCACCATTCGATAATGAATTTAAAACTATTAATACTAAACAACAACCATACCCACAACAACAACAACAACCAGAAGACGATGAAGGTGTTTTATTTCCAGACGCATCTGAGACCCGTGCAAAAAAAGTTGGGTACTATTAAATGGAGTTCGAAGACTATTTAAGAGACCCCGCATGGGCCGGAATAATCGCCGGTTTTATAACCGCAGGATACATACACTTTAAAGCAAAGATCAACAACGAAGGTAAGCTTCCCGTAAGTGCATACACAAAACCAGCTGCACTCACCGCAATTTTAGTATTTTTTATTGTTATTAATGGACTAGGTAAGAAAGAGACCATATCAACGGAACCATTTTAATTTTCTGACTTAAAGATAATATACGTATTTACAATATAATATGACTTCCGTGACCGCATTCAATGATATGATGGGTCAATTTCTTGTGGAATTACACAAGACATTTCCAGAAGAAAAAGGCTTAAAAAAGTGTTTATCGGCTTTCGATTTAATGAAAGCTTCAAACCCACGTTTAGTTGTAGATGGGTTTATGCAGGGTGTTACCCCATATGCCGATAAGATTTCGTCCAAAGACGAATCATTTTTCATCGAAGAATCTAAGAATTTAGATTTCATGAAAGGTGTAAACCTCGAAAAACATTGGGGAACTGCTTCCGAGAATACAAAAAGTGCGATTTGGCAATATGTTCAGACGCTATATATGCTCGGTACAACTATTAGTTCTATCCCAGAAGACACACTTTCCATGATTGAGACAGTTGCAAAGCAGTGTGCAGATAAAATGGGTGAAGATGGAAGTCAACTTGACGAAGCTGCATTGATGAAAACGATGCAGGGTATGTTGGGTGGTATGATGAAAAAATAAACTCACTATATATAAATGACATCTTGGTTTGAAGATCCAAAACAATTGGTTCGAGTAGAAAAAGTTCATGAATTTTGGCCGTCAAAGGCACAATCTTCAGCAGACCGTGTTAACGCATCAGCTCGTTTTATTATTTACGCGACGTGTATAATTTATCTTATAAGACGTGATCCACGTATATTTGTTTTGGGTGCGACTGCACTCGGTGTTCTTTATATAATGGAAAAATCTAATATGGTGAAGGATGGTGTTATACGCCCAACAAACGTACACAAAAATGTAGATAAAACATGTTCGATGCCAACAAGAGATAATCCCATGGGAAATGTTCTCATGTCGGATTATACAGATAGACCAGACAGACCACAGTCATGTCATTACCCAACCGTAAAAACCTCAGTAAACCGTTTTGTTACGGGTAGCGTGCCATATGGACCAGCCCGTTCGCGTTCAAGTATGCCCGAATACCAAAGAAATGCATTATCGAGGCAGTTTGTAAGTATGCCAGACACATCCATTGGTAATTCACAACATTACGAATTTATCCATGGTAAAAGAGGTAATACGTGCCGTCAAGATCCAACATTATGTAACCCAGACGCGAGAGGGGTTCAACTCGAGGCGTTTTCGGGACTTGATCCAAACGGCGATAAGAGAAGTGGTATGCATAGAGGTTCGGGCTTAGGACCTTAATTTTAAACAATTTAATAATAAAGTAGTAGATACTCGATTTCCATAAACAAAATCTTTTGTAATAATAAATGGCGTATCAACTCCAACCAGGAATGAAAGTGGTTCAAGATCACGCGGTTCCATCCGTTTGCGCGACCGAAGAAGTTTTTGTATATCCTCAGCCCAGTACCCTTAACTATGGGTCGGGTAGACCAAATACCATGTTATATGGGACTGCTCCATATATGGCGGGTAAAGGTTCCCCAGCACAATACATAGATACATCCGATCAACTCAGACCACAAAGTACATCTCGTTTCAATAAAGTTTTGGCAAAGACTTACGAAAGAAACTTTCACCCACTCCAAAATGTTGAGTGTAAATTACCACTTAGAACACAATCCTATGAACCATCGAGTACCAGAGCTGAGATGCAAAATGGATTGTTTCAGCAAAGATACCTCAATAAAAATCTCGCTAAGAAATAAGAATGGCTGATCCTATATCTATAATGGCTATAGCCGGCTTAGTTTATGCCGGTAGAAAATTAAGTCAACCAGACGAAAAATA